ATTTACTTATATCAACCTGATTCAAGTTCATGGTACCAAAAAGTTTTTACCATGACTGACACTCTAAATCAAGCAATTCAACCTAAAGTAGTGGGACCCCTTTTTAAAAATGGGGTATCGACCTTTTTCCTGCGAAGCAATTTGGGATTGGGTTTGGTACCTCTATTGATCCAAGGTACGCGGTCCAACCCCCGCGAGGGGGTTGGACCAAGAGCCGAGGCGCGCGAGCGCCTCGACCATTGTGATTGTTAGTCTAATAAAGTCATGTAAGCTTTGGGGTTCATTCTACTAAACTTACTAATTCCTTTTGTCATACTACTATAGTTCTCTGTAATCTCATCTTGCTTGATTTGAGTATACAGCGCATGTTCTTCTGGTGTTAACATCTCTGATTCTCCAGAGTATGGATTAATTGTTTTTATTTTATCTGTCATAATAGTAATCCTATCAAATCCCATAACCAATGTCAAAGTGAGAGCCGCGCGCCGCAAGGCGCGCGACCTTTAGTTATGGACGAACTAAATTGTCATCGTTGTATTGTTCTTGTGTCATTGGTAGTTCTCTATCAGTTAGAGTATTCCACCAATATAATCTTGGCTCATTGTTCTCCATCTGCCAACTAAATCTCTCCATCTTTCGCCACGCATTTTCTTCTGTTAGTTTAATTGGCTCGTGTATTCTTCCGAAGTGATTGACAGCCTGGTCGCCGAACTTCGCAAACCAATCATCTTGACATCTCATTGAACACGCATTGCCGCCAAGATTATAAAAGCTAGAACGTCTACGCGTTTGATAATGCTTGTTGCCTTTAGGACCGCGGATGCGGTCCTTAGTTCTGTAAGTATGACACAAAGGTCCTTGGCAATATATCATTGTATTGTCCTTGCTTTCATTGTCTTGGAATAGGTAGCGAATTCTGGGCTATCTTTCACAATGTCCAATAGTTTATCGAAAGTTAATAAACTCATAACCCACATCATTTCTTTTGTACTTAAATGTTTTTGTACTGTGTTTATTCTTTCAACTGCTTTGTCCAAGTTAGGTGCGACCTCATTAACATACGCAACAGCCGAAAGTATTTTCGGCTGTAGATAATTTGGCAAAGCTTTTATTTCTTTCCAATCTTTCATTTTTTCCCTTTCTTATAAGTTAGGTCAAATGTTTCATTGACTTGGTGTGTTGCATAATTAAGACCAAAGAAAAAACCCATATATAAAAGTCTTTTTTCTTCTGGGATATGCATTTCAATATAATCAATCGCCTCTTTCTGTGTTTTGAAAGTGCGAAACATTTTATTGGTTTCTAGTTTTATATCAGCCATTATAATATCTCCCAATTAGTTGCGTATCTATAACCTTGTTTTTCAATATCCCAATAATGTAAAAATGGTCTATTGTCTTTCTGTCTATTTCCAATACCTCTACAAGTATCAGTAATAATGCCGAAACGTCTTACTTCTTCGCCATCATTTTTAATGTATTTGATTTTAAACTTTTTATTAGTGTCCATCTTTCGTCCTTTCTGTTGTTATTAATATTAGGGATAATACTTGATTATCCCTAATATGTCAATACCCTATTTCTGGGCTTGTTGTTGCTCGTATTTTATTCTAGCCGCAATTTTATCCTCCCTTGTTTGAGTTTTATTCTTCATGCCTTTTAACATTTGAGCCGCATTTTTAGGATTGTAAATCATTAGACCAGAACTATTACATCTAATAATTTCCGCCTCATTCATTGTTAATCCGCTTTCAGTTGCGAACTCGATTGCCTCATCAAGATATTTATATCCTTTGATTACATCTTTGATGAATTTCGTTTGCTCTAAAACAGATTTAATCCATTTATAATGTGCCATGATTAATTGACCTTTAGCTTGTTGCCAGATTACAAAAGTATTAAATTCTTCTTTTGAAACTGGTATTTGTCTATCTCTACAATACTCACGACCAATTAAATCCAACTCATAGTCATTGTTCCAATCTCTTGCGTGTGAGATTTCATTTCCCTTGCCACCAGAATATCCAAGTGCTTTCTCATTTGCGTCATTGAATTTAGTTTGGTGTGGATTTGATTGTTTGCCCTCCATTTCAATATTGATATCTGGATTGCAATTCTCTTTTGCTTTTAACTCATCACGAAAATAAGCATAAGCAAAATCACGTGATTGTGGACTATAACTATCAATGTCGTCTTGTTTATCAACTCCATCAACATCACCATTTAAACGAAAATCAAAATGCTTTGAAACATATTTGTCATCACTTTCTTCATGGTAGTCATCACCCCTCCAACCACCAACTTCTTCTTCTCTTGATGGTGCGTCTTTCTTCGCCATATAACCAAAATGAAAGCAACTATCTTTTGCGATAGTATTCACATTAGGATATTTATCTTGTAAGTAATGTGCCATCTTGACATCATCTTTTGGATATTGTCTTTCAACACATTGTTGTGCTAAAGCCCACGTAGCATTTTGCTTGTCTAAAAAACTCTCTCTTAATTGAAAGAATTTTTCTTTCTCTTGCGTTTCTTCTTGTTCAAGATGTACTCGCATACGATTTGCGATCTTGTTTCTGTACTCTTGATTTAATCTTATTCTTGACATTTCGCCCTTTCTGTTAATTGTTTAAAAATAAAGTTTTACACCCTTGACATCTAATTGTCAAGGGACTATATAGGATGAATAGAAAGGAAACAAATGGACTATAATATAATAATGTTAATTGGACTTGGTTTAATAACTGGTGGTTTTTTATTGTTCATCTATGCTGAGCATAAAATAAGACAATGCGATAAAGAATTATGGAGACAAAAACACTTACATACATCATTTATGAGACATAAAAATGCTGGTAGATAGTATTTGGTTTTATCCAATTTTAGGGATTGTCGGTTTGGCAATACTATATTGGTTTAATTAAACTTGAGCCCTGATCCTTTGTGGACGGCTGGAAGTCAACATGCAAGGGATCTGGGGTCAAGTTCTATTGTAGTTCTAAGCAACAGTGAACGCGCGTTGCGCAATAGAACTAGGCCACCTTGAGCCCTGATCTCACAATGAGATATCTTCTAGAGTATCTCGTGAGATCTGGGGTCAAGTACAGAGTTAATTACTCTTAAGCCCTGGTCGACCGGTAAACAATTGCCGCTGGGCTTCAGCGTACTTGGCCTGAAAAAATTATAAAAGAAAAAAGCTACAAGCTCCAAGCTGCAAGCTGCAAGCTTGACAGCTGGTCCCGGATCATGTAGGATGAAATTAGAAAGAGGTACATATGTTTGAAAAACCAAAAAAGAAAAAAGTTAAATGGCACGGCCAGACTGTGGTCCTGCCCTTCGATTGCAGTGTATACGAAGAGAAGACTGTGAAAATTAAGAATCGATTCACAGGTGAAGAGACAGAGATGCCAGGTTACGCGGCGTCAGTCTACGATACGATCATCGGGGCCGAACGGTTTAAAGCCTGGGACATTGTCCGGGCAGGGCTCGACTGGTTCAAGAAGTACTTTCCAAAACAATATATGGTGGTCCTTGATTAGATCTAAACACAACGATTTATTAAATTACTTCGTCCACGATAAGCGCGACCTGAGTCGCGCTTACGTTAAGAAGTGCGAGCGCTTCCTGCATTCCCTGAGGAATGCCGGGCTGGTAACGAAGCAGCAAGCGAACACGTTATTCAAGTTGCAAGCTGCAAGCTCCAAGCCTCAAGCCATAAAAGGAACACATTCAAAAGGTAGAATTTTAACCATACAGAATAAATGTTAAAGAAAGAAGCAAGACAAAGAACCGGAGGCCTGAGCGCACCGTCCAAGATGCCCGGACCAGCGTTCAATCTTCCAGCCCGCGCCTGCCTGACTGGCGCCAAGCTAGCTCAAGTCCCGGGCTCAGTTTGTCATGGCTGCTACGCCCTGAAGGGGCGCTATAGATTCCCAAATGTACAAAAAGCATTATATCGAAGGTTAGAGGGCCTGACTGCTGAGACCTGGATCGAAGACATGGTAACGCTGATCAAGGGCCACGACTGGTTCAGATGGCATGACTCAGGAGATATCCAGAGCGTTGAGCACCTCAAGAACATTTTTGAAGTCTGCAAGCGGACGCCCCTGACCAGACACTGGATGCCGACGCGCGAAGCGAGGTTCCTAAAGCTCATGGATCCGGACATAGTTCCAACAAATTTAATTATTAGATTCAGCTCACATATGATTGATCAA